GCTGTAGAAGATATGCGCGCCATGGGTCTTAGCCGTCGTCAGATCGAACGCTACCTGCGGGAAGGCAACATCGGCGACGTCAGCTGGGTTTTGCGTGGTCGATTTGAGCCGTTCGACCCCAGCAACGACATCGTTGCCCGCATGCGTCGCAACGGCACCGCGCAGTTGATGCCGCGCGAACGGCTGCGAGAGATCGCACAAGAGTATCGTGGGATGCAGCTGGTGACGGATCCGGAAACAGAAGAGCGGAACGCCGCACCTCGGCCCTCGGCCCCCGGTCCAGCGCCTGCTCCTGGGGCGGCACCGCAGCCGCGCTTCGAGATCATACGGCCTGCACCGGGACAGCAGGGGGCTGTGCGCCCGCCTCTGGGTCCAACAGCGGCGCCTGTGGACACCGCAGCACTGCTGGGTGGGAACCCCGCCACACAGGAAATTGCGCGGCGGCTACAGGGTCAGTGATCGATGATCACTGTGGTGACGCTGTTGCCGCCAAACAGCTTAACGACTTCATCGGCAGTGTCGGTGATGTCGTTCACATGCTCTGTTCCCAGCATCGATGCCAGATAAATGCTTTCGCTGATCAGGTTCATGATCGCGCTGACCTGCATGGGGTGCATGTCCTTAAAGCCAACCGTCTTTCCGATATCCTTCATTCGATTTGTCCCCAGTTGTCCGCAAGAGCTTGGTCGATCTTCGACGGGATCTTCAGGGCGACGCCTGTCTCCATGATTTCCTTGATCCGCGCCGCCTGTTCGTCGCTCTCTACAGAGAAGCATAATTCATCGTGGACCGTGAGCATAGGCAGAAGGCCTTCGTTGTAACAATCAAGCATCGCTTTTTTGGTTTGGTCGGCCGCCGAACCTTGGATCAATCTGTTTAAGGCCTTGTAAGTAAAGGCTCTTCTCAGCTTGCCCAGGCTGCCGTATTCCTTCTGCGCTTCTTCGTAGGGCAGCGGTTTGTTGTAGCCAAAGGTTGACGGCTCCCACATGTCGAAGCGGCACAGCCTGCCCATCAGCGTCCGTATCTGACCATACCTCTCCGCCCGCTGGGACGCCATGCTGGCCAGCTGCTTCACGAAGGGCACCCGCTCTTGGTGCTGTTGCATAATGGACTTGGCTTCGGCGTCGCTGATCCCCAGTTGGTTGGCCAGCTTGCCCACCCCCATGCCATACATAATGCCGAGGTTTACGGTCTTGGCCTGCTTGCGGGTGATGCCCGCAATGTCTGCCACCATCTGGTGCAGGTCGACGTCGCCCTTGTGGTATTCCTCCACAATGGTTTTCACCACCGGATCCTGCATGTGCTCTGGGATCGATGCCGCAAAGTGCACCAGCAGCCGCGGTTCCTGCGACGAATAGTCGAACGACCCCCACCGGGCCCCTTCCTCTGGGATGAACAGGCCCCGGATCATCTTCTTGATCTCCGGATCACGGGCGGGCAGTTGCTGCAGGTTGGGGTTGGACGAAGAGAAGCGGCCGGTCACCGTGCCGCCCTCGTCCCGGCGGGTGCTGTGCAACTCCGTGTGGATGCGGCCGTTGTGCTCATGCTTCAGGATCGTGTCGATGAAGGTGCTGTCCGCTTTGTCGAACTCCCGCAGCTTGACGATCTGTTGACACACTTCGGCCGGGTGGCTGTTGAGGTAGTCCTTGGTAAACGACGGCGCTCCGGCCTCGGTCCGGGGATACTCCATGCCCAGCTTGTCAAACAGCTTGGCGATGGAGTTGGCAGCCCAAATCTCCACCTCAAAACCTGCCGTCTTTTCAACAGCTTGGCGAAGCTCCTTGGTTTTTTTCTGGATCAGCCGCTTGTTGGTCTCGGCCTTGTCGAGATCCACCCGCACTCCGCGGGTCCGCATGTCCAGCATGCAGCGGATCAGGCCGTTCTCCAGTTCCCAGATAGACCACAGGTCTTGCCGCTCGACCTTTGCGCGCAGAGCGTCCCACAGCTTGAGCGTGGCCACCGCATCTTGCTCCGCGTATGTGCCGACATACTTGGCGGGCAGCTTATACATCTCGGCTTTGGGATCGACGCCAAACTCTTTGGCTGCAAACTGCAGCAGCTTCTCGTCTTTGCGGATCTGGCAGTAGTCCCGCGCCAGATAGTCGAGGCCATAGCCAAGCCGGTTCTCGTCCACGACGGCGCCGGTAATCATGGTGTCGATGATCTTGCCGTGGATCTCCACGCCCTCTGCCCGCAGCCAACCTGCGTCGTAGGTGGCGTTGTGCATGATCTTCAGCGAGTCTGTCTTGACCTGTGCCTGCAGCCAGCGCAGCGCCATCTTGGGGTCCATGTTGGGGCCGCGCTCGTGGCGGATCGGGAAATACCAAGACATGTCGCCCGTGGCTACAGCGATGCCAATGATGTGTCCGTCCTTGGTGGCCCAGCCGGGACCATTGGTCTTGATGTTGGGGTCTTTGGTTTCCAGGTCGATCGAGATCTGCTTCGCGTCCCGCAGATCAGGGAACTCAGAGGGCATGTGCCACTCACGCTCGATCACATCCATCTCACCACGGATGTGGTAGTCCGCACCGGGAAACATCTCATCCTGCATCGAACGATCCTCCCAAAGCTGAATACCCACACTTGTCCACCCACGAGTCGGCGTGGTCGATCGTCTCCAGCAGGCGAGCCGTCTTCACCCAGTCCATCATCAGCGCCACATGCTTGGCCGTGATCGGGCCGTCGATGTTCTCGACGATGATATTCCAGCCAGCGGCAATCCGATCGAAGTTGTCCTTCGCATCCCCGTAGTCCGTGGCCCTTGGTCCTGAAATCAAATGCTTCGCCGTGTCGAGGATCTCGTCTCGCGTCATAACTCTATCCTGTATTTTTTATCTGTATCCAAAAGATGCAGCGTTTGTTTTGCCCGAGTGATCGCCACATACAGCGCGCGCAGTTCTTCGTCTGGGTCGTTGTCCGCGCAAGCCTTGGTCGATCCTAAGTATACCACACAGTTGTCGTCTTGGCCTCCCTTCATCGAGTGAAACGTGCCCAACTTAATCTTTGGCTCGGCCGTAATGTCCACGCCTCGACGCTCGGCCGCAGCGATGTAGACGCGCTCGTCATCCCCCATACGAACCACGTCCAACGCATCGTGCTCCAGCGGCGCCAGCAGCCCATACTTGTCGCGCAGTTCTTGATACGTGATCCTCGCTTCTGGGTCCGCGGCATCCAGCAGCTTGGTCGCTCCGCGCCTCAGAGCGGCCGCAGGACCGGCCTTGGGCAGCATCTTGTAGAGTTCCACCACCTGACGCAGCCACAGCCCCTCACCGGCCTGCAGAGCGCGCCAGTGCAGTATTGCAGCGGCAACATCTTGGTTGATCGAAGAGCGGCCCTTGATGCTGTAGACGTAGCCCTCTTCCTCAAGGCGCTGGGCAAAGCCATACATGAAGCGGTTGACCCGCGACATGAAGGTCCAGCTTTCACCGTTGTTGAAGGGGATCGTGTCCAGCGACATGTGCCACTGCACATCCCCCTCTTCGTCCCGTGGGAAAAACTCTTTCTCGATGCGGCCCGAGATCCGAGAAGCAACCTGCCGGGACAAATCCCACACCCTGCGGGGCAGCCGGTAGGACTGCGACAGCACCATCCGGTTGGGTGCAGAGGTGATGAAGTCGCGGACGTTCGTGCCGGAGAAGCCATAGATCGACTGGTCATCATCGCCAGCGATCAGCGTCCTGTCGGCATAGTCGCCAAGAACATGTGCCATGTCCCACTGCAGCGGCGTCAGATCCTGGGCCTCGTCGATGATCAACAGCTTGGACCGGGGTGGCTCGCCGCGGTCGATGTAGGTTTCGATCATGTCCACGAAATCAAACTTCGTGTTGGCCTGTTTGTAGAGCGACAGTGTCTCAGCGACCTTGACCAGCATCGGGTAGGACAGATCCCAGTTGGACGCATCATTGAACTCCTTGTCCAACGACACCTTGCGGTAGCGGCTTCGATCCAGCAGCTGCAGATACAGCATGCCAGACCCCTCATACGCTGGGATTATCTGCCCATCATCCGGGCTGATCACCTTCGTGCCGTTGAGCACAAGACCACAGGTCCGGCCGACGATGGCGTAATCCTCGCCCGTCATGACGTCCGTCGTCTGCAAGCCCATCGCATGGTAGGACAGAGAGTGCATCGTCCGAAAGAACGGGAAGTCCTTGGGCGACAGCGCAAACTTCACACAGGCGCGGCTCACAGCCTCTTGAATGGACTTGCGGGTGAAGGACACAAAGACAATCTCATGCGGCCTTACGCCCTGCTCCAGCGCGCGC